ACCCATGCGTGATTCAAAACCTTTTTGGCGGTATCACCTTTGATCGCGCCGCACAGAGCGCCCAGCCAGCACAGGACGTTCATCGCGACAACGACATAGAACGCAAAGTCCTGTGCCGCTGCTGAGCCCATAAGCAGGCACAGGCTAAGCGCCAGGCTGACCAGTGCAGAAAACAGTTTGTTTTTCATGGTTCATACCCTTGAAGGCTAGGCGCTACGCGCCCAAAGCAATTGAATGATTGAATTAACGAAGGATTCTGCGGACAGGGCGCGCGAGCCGCTCGTTGGCCTTGCCGTAGTCGTTGAGCCAGCCATCTTCAAAGTCCATGTAGTAGGCGGTGTAGGCGGAGCGCTGCGTGCTGCTGATGTACCAGTCCCCCTCGAACGACTCTGGGATGTACTGCCAGGCGTGATTCAGCTCGCCGATGCTTGGTAGGTAGAAGTCGCTGTGCCCATCGCAGGTAAAGGCGTATGCGGCGTCTGCTGCCGGGTGCGAGCCGTCCCGACTGACCAGGATGGCGGTGTTTTCGCGCCCGTCGTGGCGACTGACCGCGTCCACCTCGGTGCCGTACTCGCCATAGGTGTGCTTGCCAACATCAGTCGCGGCGAAGATGACGTGACACAGGCCTTCAGGGTATTGACGGACACCGGCGTAGATGCCGCTCTGGCCAGGCCAGTATTCGCCGAGGGCTGGCGGTTCGGTTGCCGACATGACGCCGGTTTTGAGCGCCTCCTCGTAAAACGCCCCGCTTCCTGCAAGCAGGCCAGCGGAAGCTTCTTTGGTGAACGTGCTGATGCTGATGCAGGAGCGATACGCGCTGTCGTTCGTGCGCTCGGTCTGGGGCGTCCTGGGGGTGGCGGTGCGTCAGGCCTATCGTCTGGACCTGCTGGCCATCAACCCACTGGCCGGCCTGGAGTTCACCGACTTTGTGAGGACGAAGATCAAAGCAAAGGCTGTGCGCCTCCATTCCGACGATGTGCCCAGCCTACTGGAACGGTTGGCCGACCAGTTCGATGAGCTGCCGGTGGCGTCCACGCTTGCGGGATTGATGCTTTGCCACGGTACGCGCCTGGGCGAAACCCGTCCGGCCCGCTGGAAGAACGTCAACACCGACACCGGCAAGTGGTTCATCCCGGCGGCGGACACCAAAACCAAAGCGGCGCACACCTTGCCACTGACGGCCCAGGCCAAGGCGCTGGGCGACACTGAATACTTGCTGGAGCAGTGGGGGTAGTGGCGGATGGATGGAATGGGCGTACCTCTGTACGTGTCTCCGCTGTATGCGCTGATCCGCGACAACAACGTGACCGACGGCGGCATCAAGAATTACTGTGTCACGGATGACGTGGCCATGGTGGTCGACCGAGCGGTTGCCAAGCTGGCCCAGCGAGATGCGCAGATGGGCAGCTTCATCTGGCTGTACTTTGGATCGAAGTGGGCGTTGGTGCGAGTGGGTGAGTCGGCAGGGATATCCGAAAGATCAGCCCGGGAGATCATCAAGGCTGGAGTCGCATGGATTGATTGCGCAATGGAGGAAATTCGCGCCGCTGCGTAAAAAGTTCTTTCCGGCCGGATAAACACCTGTTTTCATGGCACTGTGTTTAGCTTTGCAAGCGCGACACCACATAGAGAGCCCGACCATTGCGTCGGGCTTTTTTATGACCGGCTTTTGCGTTGTTATAGACCGCTGGGGCGTTCTGGCGGTAATGCATCGATCGGCGGCGAGTAAGGCTTTGGATTAAAGGGCACTGCGCCTGATCGTCGCCACGTCACGGATTCCACGCCGTATCGCTCAGCCTGGGGTTTGCTAATTTTCAGCATCCGTTCCCTACCGAACTTCGGAATTATGGCTATTCCGGCATCACAGCATGCCCAGTGCCACGCCTCTGCATTGTCCATCCGCCCAGCCCGAATGATGAATGACTTATGTTGACCGTGAATTACGTACTCGATGATGTATAGCTCTGCTGAGGGCATAGTCATATCTCCTTGTACGGGTATGGATGCGTCGGTATTGAAAAGATTCCGTTAATTTTCAGTACCTTTCTTTGACGCTTGAACGGAAAAGATTAGACGAGATTGAACGGTTTTCCTCCATATCAGATTCGTTTTGGCTAGCGGTGCTACGAGCGGCCGCAACCGACCCTGAAAGATAAGGACTTATTGAGCCTCGGCATTCGCTGAGGCTTTTTCGTTTTCGGCTCCACCACACTCATTGCTACGGCGGGGAGTGCTGCTGGGGCTGATTCAATTACACGGCCTCACTGGCCGACACCGTGGAGCAGCACATGGCTGAGCCGAGCACTGGCGCACTTGCTGTAACTGGTGTCCTTGCCAGCGTCGGCTTGGGCGCTGCATTCCCCACCATCGACCTGGCTGCATTGGTCGGAGCATTTGGTGGTGCCTTCCTGTTCGTTGTAGCGGCGGACGCCATGCCAACTTGGCGCCGCATTGGTTATCTCTTCGCCGGTTGGATTGGCGGTTATTTCGGCGCTGCCGAGCTACTGGGGCTTGCCTGGACCAAAACAGCCGGATTCAGCGGGTTTGTTTGTGGTGCGATCTGCGTGGCGGTTGCCACCGGAATCCTTGAGTGGATGCACACAGGCGTCATGCCTCGCTGGCTGCAATGGTTCTTCCGCCTTCGGGCGAGAAAGGAGAGCTAAATGGTTTCCATCGTTCAGGCTGCGCTGTGCGCGGTCATCTTTATCATGATCGGCCTTCGGTACCGGCCACACCCTGATAGCCGCTACAAGCTGTCGGTATCGTTGTGTGCCTGGGCCGCCTGTGCCATCACCGGCATGCAGTGCGTGAGCCTGATAGGCCGCATGGTGCTGGAGGGTGAGTTTGCCGACACCTCATGGTTCAACACCGCGTTCTACGGGCTGGCTGCTGTGCTGGTGTGCAGAGCCAAGGGCAACGTCGCTCGCATATTGCAGGTTGATTAACCCGCGCCACGTTTTCGAATGCGCCAAATCGTGGCGCGACATAGAGCAGGGGGAAGGATATGAACATCTGGACCCGGATCAAGCTCTGGGCTGAGCGAAAAGAGCGTGACACCTGGCTGGATAAGTATCACAGCGACCAGCGCTGCCCGAAGTGCGACACCTGGCAGGCTAACTGCGGAGGCTGGCGCTACGTCGAGCTGGATGGCCCTGCACCATTCCATGATGTTTGCACTTGCGGCAAGTGCGGGCAGAAGACCACGTTGTTCGACTTCGGCATGGGCTACATCGAGGTTGACCCAATTACGCTGGGGCGCCTGAAGCCGCCAGCAGCACCACCCGTGCGCACCCCGAGCACATCGCTCATCCCAAGCTTCGGCTCATTGATGATTGTGTTGGTGTTCATCACTGGTGTAGCGGTAGGTGACTATCCAGCTCGAGCAGGTGAGCAGTCATGAGCATCACTAAGGCAGAGACCGACTACTTCGCCCACGCTACTTGATCGCGCCGCGATTGATGGCGTGCCCTATGACGTCTGGCTAGAAAGCGGACACATTCACGCGCCGCCAGGCAAGGCGATCAACTACGCGTTCGTGGCAAAGAGGCTGGGAGAGCTTGCAGCCAAGTACGATATAAAGGCCCTGGCCTTTGACCCGTACCACATGAGCTATCTGGAAGTGGAGCTTGAGGCGCAGGGCATCGAGTTGAACTTGGTTCCCCATGGGCAGGGTTTCCGCCCTGCCCGCGAGTCGAATCTCTGGATGACTCATTCCATCGACCTGGTGGAGGACTTGATCGCTACCGGCAAGATTCAAGTACTTGATAACCCCTGCCTGACCTGGACCGTCGCCTCCGCTGTGATGGAGGCTGACGCGCAAGAAAACAGATGTTTTTCGAAGCGAAAACGAACTGGCCGGATCGACGGCGCGGTTGCCTTGGCCATGGCCGTGGGTGCAGCAGAGCAAAGAACCGTGACGCAGAACCTTGATGACTTCCTCAATCGACCGATGAGCATGTAATGGCAGATACCGACTACAGCATTGACCTGCGCACCCGCAGTCCCTTCTGGGCGCGCATGGCGAGCTTCTTTGTCGGCGGTCGGTTGTCGACGCCGAACAAGGGATCTCAGACAGGGCCTGTTTCCGCAACCGGTGAGGTCGGCGACTCAGTCGTAACAGACGAGCGCTCGCTTCAGATATCCACTGTGTTTGCGTGTGTCCGGCTCATATCGAGCGTTACCGCATGCATGCCGCTGGATGTGTTCGAAACGAAGGGAGAAGACCGGGCGAAAGTGGGTTTGGACAATCCGCTCGCCCGCTTGCTGAAGTATCGGCCAAACGATTTCATGACAGCGTTTGATTTCCGCGTCGCGATGACAATGCAGCTTTGCTATTACGGCAACGCTTATAACCGGATTGGTGACAGTGTTAGCCAACGCATCCAGTAGGATTTACTGGCGGTTCACTGAACAGTTGAACGCAGTAAATGTACGGCATCACGCACCAGGCGCGCTTGATGGTGATGGTCACGATGGTCTTGTCCATGAGTCCCTCCAAACCATTCGTCGCACTAAAAAATTTGGTGCGGGGTAGGCACCATCAACCACGCTAGCCAGTTCATCCGTGATTAGCCGCATTCAGCACAGGAACAAAAACGCCGGCTTGGCGGCCGGCGTTCGGGAGGACCTGCAGCAACTGCTGCTCGGTGATGGGCATGCTTTTCTCCAGGCAATAAAAAAACCGCTCATGGCGGGTAGTAGTGTCCGTTAAGGGATCATTCGAGCAGAATCATTGACTTCGTTCTCAGCTATGGGCCGCAAATAGAGCATCCATAGATGGCGATCTCAAGATCAAACACCATGCTGATTAAAATCTGTACTAGTATTCGATACACTTCTACGAATATCAATAGAGCAACGTACGTGCTGACAATCATCAAAAAGCTAGTCACCAGCATTTTCGGCTTCATTACGTACAAAGAAGACCCCTACGATCAGTTTCGCAGTTCCTTTGAATCTCGAATCCCCGATGACCGCCTTGAGCGTGATCAGGATGGAAAATATGTTGACCCTGTCATTGCGGCCAAATGGAAAAAGCTTTGCAATGAGCGCCGCGAAGAGGTAATGGCTAAGTGGTGATGATGCGGGTCAATTGACAATATTGAGGGCTTTTCGTACATCGTCTGGCGATTTGCCTTGCCGTTTAGTCGGCCTCATCCACGGAACTTGGCGTCATCAGCCTTAACGGCGCTGCCCAGGTCGGTACGACCTTCGTAGCCAGTCTGTTGCTCCGTCGTTCCCCAGATCTAGCGCACATAGCGCAACTGACCCCACTCATGGCCGATCTGCGCTACGAACGCAGCCGCTCACAACGGGCTCACAATGGTGAACCGGCCCATGGTCGAATTCAGCAAGGAACAACAACGCCAACTTGGCGGCCGGCGTTCGGGAGAACATGCAGCAACTGCTGCTCGGTGATCGGCATGCTTTTCTCCATGCGAAAAAAACCGCGCGTGGCGGGCATCTTTCGACAATTTTATTCAAAGGCTATATGGCGCCCATTCAGGTAAACCGCTCAGTCCTGAAGGCGTAGTCAAAAATGCGAATCCGTAAGTAGCGAACAGCAATGCTGAAAGCACAATGAAAAGATATCGGCGCATCCTCATTCCTTGAGTGCAGGGTTTTCTAAGTATTGAGGCGTCATTATGCCACTACCGCTGGACACCTTGTCCATGCCTGGATATCTGAGCTAGAACTTGCCTCAAGCTCTCCTGCGTTAAAGGGTGCGGGAGAAAAATAGAACCCTGGCGATTGCGAACCACCGGGGTTTTGCTTTTCTATTCCCGTTGGTAGCATTGCGGGACGTTCTCGATATGTCCCGATCAGAGAAAATAGAAGCCCTGGTGATTACAGCTCGCCGGGGCTTCGTCTTTTCAATCTCCAGACGAAGAAAACCCCGAACTTGTCGGGGTTGCTGTGTATTGATTGGCGCCGCCTATCCTGACGCCGGCCCACATCAGCCGAGCCCTCCAGCGCACCACACCCTCCGCACGTAACGCTCGGTATAGAACTGCGTCGGCGTCCTTGCGCGATATTGTCCGGTTTCGTAAAGCCAGTCATGCACCGTCGCCGCGTAATTGCCATAGCCGGACACCAGCGAATAAAATGAACAAAAAGGCGTTGTGAAGCATCTTTATGCTCGCAAAGTCGGTCTTAAACCGCTGTGGCACAGTTATTGCGCCGACCTCTTCGTCGGCCAGCACTAGGTCATCAAGCAGCATGTACGTGTGCCGGTCGGTTTGCTCGGTTTTCAGAGTGGTGGTGATCGGCCATGATCTCTCCCCAGCGTTATGTGACCCACACTGATCGAACTGATCCGATGCCTTGCGCTAGACCGCGGCACATATGTAGATTCTGAACCGAACTCACAGGGAGCCCCCCGTGACAACGGACGATCTATACCGCACCCAGCGACAAGCAGACTTTCTAGGCGCCCTGTAAAGGGCTGTCAGGCGGTATAAAGCCGATAGGATGTGGAAAGTGGACGCCGCAGGGCTTGAAGCCTATGGGCTTCTACTGTTTCCCGAGATAGCCGACCTGGAAGCAACAGACATAGATAGCTTTGTACGCTCACCAGACGCTACGGAGCTACTGAGCAAAGCGCCCCTGGCCAAGGCAACCGCGCCGTCGATCCGGCCAGTTCGTTTTCGCTTCGAAAAACATCTGTTTTCTTGCGCGTCAGCCTCCATCACAGCGGAGGCGACGTTCCAGGCCAGGCAGGGGTTATCAAGTACTTGAATCTTTCCGGTACCTGGCACGACCTTCAGCGGCTGGAAGTGACTAACAACCAACCCAAGCTTGGTGTCCGCGAAGATCGCGTAGTCCACCTTCACCCCATCGAGATACACCTCGCGGGCGCCTCGACCGTCATCAACGGTGTGGACGTGCACCTGGGCGAAGTAGTCGGCCTCTGCCTTAGTGATGCTCATGGCTGGTCACCCACTCGAGCTGGATAGCCAGCAGTGCATCAAGGTGAGTGCCGAGCCGGTCGCAAAGTGCGCTGTCCTGCTTGGCGCCTGTATCCGCCATCTGCTGATGCTCGTCGCGCAGCATGCGGACGGTGGACTCGATGGCCTGCTCCAGCGGATCGAGTGCGAAGCTCTTGGTCATTGTCGGCTCCGATGGTGGTGTTGATGGCGTCGGCTCTTGGCCCGTGATGTGGATGCGGGTTCCTGCGGCTGTATTGATTGGCATTCGTTGCTCCTCGAGCTGACTCACTTGGCGTCAACCTTCAGCCCACGCAAGGCGGTGGCCGCTACCTTGTCGTAATCCGGCTCCATCCCTGGCAGCTCACTGAACAGTTGAACGCCGTATAGGTATGGCATCACCCACCAGGCGCGCTTGATGGTGATGGTCAGACTGATCATGTCCATGAGTCTCTCCAAACCATTCGTCGCACTAAAAACTTGGCGCGGGGGTAGGCAACCAAGTCTGGCTTAGAGATTGCAGTGGTCGATCTTAATAGCCCCAGAGCGTCGGTAATTTGACGCGGTGGCAACCTAATAATGTTCAAGAACTCAGCGATACGCTTGGTCAGTCCACCGGAGATGTAACGTGTCAACTCTCAATGAAATCGCAATGAACCACGCGAGAATGACCAAGGCAAAGGAAGAAGGCCCGACCAAATTAAGGGAGCGACAGCTTCAACTATTCGGCGGTTTCGAAATCCCATCCGTTGATACGCAACAGCTAATTCCTTTGCGCCTCTTGGTAACCACACAGGACAGTTCGCTTGATCAAGGTGCCGGCTATTCGCTCTGACTGCGCTTAATTTGAGCGTCTACTTGGTCAGCGCAGGTCGAGCAGTTTGATGGGCTTATCCTTCAGCTCCCACACGTCGCCGTTGTAGCGAAGATCGGCTTCGTCATGGTCTACCCGCTCGCAGGGGATCAGCTCAGGGGGCTCGAGCCTTTCCTTCGCGTCGTACATGACTCGAAGCAACGATACCGTGATGGCCATGATTGCGCCCTGCCAGAGCGGATTGCTCAACGCCAGCCAGATCTTGGCCCAGGTGTCTGGCTTGTCAGGCATGGTAAGCATCCGGATTACTCCCTCACGGGGAGATTGATAAATCCAGCTCCATCAGCACTCCCAGCCATAGCGATAGGTGTGGTGGAACTGAAAATGAAAAGCCCCGGCAAACGCCGAGGTTCAAATGGGTGCAGGTGACTGGTGCAACACTCCAGCTCTAGTGGGGCAGATCGCCGGGTCACGCACCCTGCCCTCTCATCGCGTAGCCTCACAGTGACCGCACGGGTATGTGAAACGCCTCTACCGACTTAGATCTGCTGCCAGGTCGAAAACCTGCATAACGCAAAAAGCCCAGCGGGTTAGGCTGGGCTCATTGATCTTTTTGGCACTTGAATGCGCTAGTGGTTGAAGTGTCTGTTCGCTCTGGGGAGCACGCTTCCCAGGCAATAGCCGATCCTCTCACCGTTCTTGTTAAGCGGGAACCATGGGCCATTGGTCATAGAGCCCGTCTTGATGGCCAGATCGTTGCTCGCAATCGCATCAGCCATTTCTTTCTCAAAGCATACCGCTACGACTTCGTCGTCCAGCAGAGCAGCCCAAACACCTTGTTTGAACTCGGCAGCGTTGATGTATTGGGGGAGTTCTTCGCCGAAGAGCTTTCTGACGCTGTAGGTTTTGGTCATCTGAACCTCCTCAATTGGAGGGACAGACTAACTCATTAGGTCAGACACGAAAAACCCGCCACAATGGTCGGGCGTTCGATGTGGTGTCGCGCTTGAAAAGCTAAACACGGTGCCATGAAAACAGGTGTTTATCCGCGTGGAAACATATTTTTTACACTGCTTCGCGAAATACCTTAATCGCGCAGTCAACCCAGGCCACGCCTGCCTTGATCAGCTCGCGAGCTTTGGCTTCACCCATCTCGTTTTCCCGGGCAATACGCAGGGCTGCCCACTTTGCCCCGAAGTACAGCCAGATGAAGTTGCCCATCTGCGCATCGCGCTGGGCAAGCTTGGCAACCGCTCGGTCGTCCACCATGGCCACGTCATCCGTGACACAGTAATTCTTGATGCAGCCGTCGGTCACGTTGTTGTCGCGGATCAGGGCGTACAGCGGAGACACGTACCGAGGCACGCCCATTCCATCCTTCCGCCACCACCCCTACTGCTCCAGCAGGTATTCAGTGTCGCCCAATGGCTTATCGGCATACGTGCGCTTCTTCATGGGGCTTTCCTCGGATCTGGATCACTCAGGCCAAACAGGTCGCGCAGCAACCGGTCAGCTGGTTTGTTTTTTGCGTTTCCTTCAATCAGCCAGCGTTGGCCAAAGTCGTGGAACCCGATCTGAGCCCGGCTGCCATGCCAGCTCGCGACCATATCCAGCAGGTAGGCCAGTGCCAGCGGAACGCCGACATTCACCTTGGCCAACTCCTCGCCGGCGATTTTCAGGAATCGGCGCTCCAGGTCGCTCATGCTCTTGCGCGGCAATGCCGCCGTGACGTTACTCATGTGCGGTACTCCAATCGATACCAGGCCGCGCGTGATCAATTCCTCCTTGGTCATCTCCATGGAGAACGCTAAACCGGCGCCACCGAGCTTGCAGGTGACGTGCTGGGCGATTTGCAGGCCCAGAATCGTCTTGCCTGAGCCTGTCAGCCCTCCCACTACGATCATGTTGCCAGGGCGCAGGAGCCTCTCATGAGAAACAAACTGTTTTCTGCACTGATCAGCCTGGTGCTGAGCCAGTGCCTGCTTATGGGCTCAGCAGCGGCACAGGACTTTGCGTTCTATGTCGTTGTCGCGATGAACGTCCTGTGCTGGCTGGGCGCTCTGTGCGGCGCGATCAAAGGTGATACCGCCAAAAAGGTTTTGAATCACGCATGGGT